ACTGCGTCCATGCCTTTGTCGGAAAACTGGATGACGGCTCGGTGGCGGCGGTGCAGACCCTGCCCTGGGACCACCGGGGCTGGCACGCGGGCGACGGCACCAGCGGCAGGAGCGCCAACGACACCCATATCTCCTTCGAGATATGCGAGGATTGACCGATCCGGTGTACTTCCGGCAGGCGTACCAGACCGCCGTGGAGCTGACGGTCATGCTGTGCCGTCAGTATGGGCTGGATCCGCTGGCGGACGGGGTGGTCATCTGCCACCAGGACGGATATCAGCGGGGGATCGCCAGCAACCACGGGGACGTTTACAACTGGTTCCCCAAACACGGCAAGACCATGGACGATTTCCGGGCCGATGTGGCCCGGGTGATGAATGGCGAAAAGGAGGACGATGATATGCCTAAGTACAGGATGCTGAAGGATGTGCCGGACAGCTACCGGCCCACCATCCGCAAGCTGATGGAGATGGGCGCGCTGCGGGGCGAGGAGGATCCGGACCCCAACCGCCTGGATGACAACGTACTCAATGTCTCGGAGGACTACTGCCGGGTCATGACCACGCTGGACCGGATGGGGAAGCTGGACTGATATGCCGTCCAACCTTCTGAGCGCGGATACCTCATTCCCCCAGTTCACCGGCCAGACCCGCGACAGCGAGAAAATCGAGCAGATCACCAGCTACCTGTTCATGCTGCTGGAACAGCTTCGCTACTGCCTGGGCAACCTGGACAAGGACAACTTCAACGACGCGGGGCTGGACGAGATAGGAGAGATCATCACCGCGCCGGTATACGTCCGGCTGGAGGGGGCCGAGGGAGAGATCCATGAGTTGAACGTGACGGCCCGGAGCCTCACCAGCCGGATCAGCGACGCGGAGGGACACGTGTCTGAGCTTCAGCAGACGGCCAGGACCCTCACCTCCCGCATCCAGGACGCCGAGGGGAACGTATCCCAGCTCCAGCAGACCGCCTTGAGCCTGAGCAGCCGGATCGCCAACGCGGAGGGGAGCGTATCTGAGCTGTCCCAGACGGTGAACGGCATGAGGCTGAGCGTGGTCAACGGGGACAGCAGCTCCACCATCACCCTGACGGCCAACGGTGTGGGCATCAGCTCGCAGAGCATCTGCTTCACGGGCATGGTAACCTATGCGGGATTGTCCGGCGGCACCACCACCATTGACGGGGCGTGCATCAGGACCGGCACCATCAGCGCCATCAACATCTCCGGGTGCTCCATCGAGGGCTGTACCTTCCGCAGCGTGATGCAGGGCTATGGCAACTACGGCGGAGAAATCCAGTTCTGTTATCTTTACGACTGGATGGTGGCGGGCGGCATCCGGCTGGACGACCAGGGGGCGGGAACGGGGATGGAGGCCAGGTACCGTATGTACCTCTATACGCGGAGCGTGATGGGGGTCAGCTTCGCCATGAAGCTGGAGAGCGCGGGGGGCATGAGCCTCACTTCCCCAAGCCTGATCTACCTGAATGGCGGGGCGGAGATAGCGCTGAGTGCCGGAACCATCAATCTGTACGGAAACGTGTACATCAACGGGGTGCCGCTCCAGCCGTAAGGCGGCGGCAGGAAAGGAGTTATAACAGCATGAAAACGGAACTGGTCCGATGCGTGGACGCCTGCCTGGCGGTGAACGGGCTGATGACGCAGGAGTGGGACTACCCCTCCGCCTACGCCCTGACCCAGCTGCGGCGGGCGCTGCAGCCCCATGCGGATTTCTACATTCGTGAGGAAAACAAGCTGACCCTTCAGTACGGCAAGAAGGATGAGGAGGGCCAGGTGTGCTTTACCCCCCGGGGTACCTTCCTGTGCCAGGACCCGGCCCAGGCCGGGGAATACGAGGCCCGCCGGCGGGAGCTGGGGGCGGTGGAGGTGGAGTTGGACTGGGAGGAGCGGACGCTGCCCCAGCCGGAGCGGATCCGCCCGGCCCAGCTGGAGGCGCTGGAGGGCCTGCTCAAGTTCGAGGAGTAGAGGGGAGCGACGACGACATGGGCGGACTGCCCTCTATGGTCCATGCGGACGGGATCCAGAAGTACCGGCAGACCCAGTTCGGCGGGTACGACCACACGCTGGGGGCGGACAATGGGGCGCTGTGGGACATGGAGAACCTGACCGGCGAGCTGTACCCGCTTCTCAGCCCCCGGCGCAGGCGGTGGATCGCCGGACATCTATGTAAACCAAATGGCCTTTACTGCCACGATGGGATTTGCTGGGTGGATGGGGACGGGTTCTATGCGGACGGGGAGCGCAGGGGGACGGTGACGGACAGCCGCAAGACCTTTGCCAGCCTGGGGGCTTACATCGTCATCCTGCCCGACAAGGCGTACTACAACCGCCTGACGGGGGAGTTCGGTTCCCTGGAGTCCAGCTGGAGCGGCGGCGCGGTGATCAGGGACGGGAGCTTCGCGGAGGAGGAGGCCAGGGCCAACACCATCTACGCCGCCGGGGCGGACTGGGCGTCCCGTTTCCGGGTGGGGGACGCGGTGGCCGTCTCCGGCTGCGCGGCCCATCCGGGCAACAACAAGACCCCCATCATCCGGGAGATCGACGGGGACGAGCTGCGGTTCTACGAGAACACCTTCACCATCGCCGGGGGCGGGGACACGGAGACCATCACCGTTTCCCGCACCGTGCCGGAGCTGGACTTTATCTGCGAGAATGAGAACCGGCTGTGGGGCTGCAAGGGGGATACCATTTACGCCAGCAAGCTGGGGGACATCTTCAACTGGAACGTGTTCGACGGCCTTGCTACGGACAGCTACGCGGCGGACGTGGGCAGCGCGGGGGACTTCACGGGATGCTGTGCCTACCTGGGCTACCCGGTATTCTTCAAAGAGGAGCACATCTACAAGGTGTACGGCAGCAAGCCCGCCAACTTCCAGGTGATGGGCAGCGCCAGCCTGGGCATTGAGGCGGGCAGCGGGAACAGCGCGGCTATTGCCGGGGAGACGCTGTTCTACCTGTCCAGGACGGGGATCACGGCCTACACCGGGGGCATCCCCCAGAGTGTGGCGGCATCCTTTGGAACCCAGCGGTTCCGCAGCGCCGTGGGCGGCAGCGACGGGTCCCGGTACTTTGTGTCCATGGAAGACCAGGAGGGGCGCTGGCACCTGTTCGTCTACGACACCAGACGGGGGCTGTGGCACCGTCAGGATGGGCTGGAGGCGGTGGGCTTCGGCTGGAATGGGGAGCTGTACTTTCTTGACGCTAACGGCACGCTGTGGATCGACGGCGGGGCCAGGGCTGTCCCGGAGGGCTGCACGCGGGAGGAGCCCGTAGCCTGGAGCGCGGAGTGGGCGGACTTCTATGAGTACAGCGGCTCGTCCAACAGCTCTGCGCCCATCCCCCAGGAAAAGGGCATTGGGAAGCTGCTCATCCGGCTGGAGCTGGACGAGGATTCTTCCGTGGACATCCTCATCCAGATGGACAGCGACGGGGTGTGGAGGCCGGTCAAACGGCTGGAAGCCCATGTGAAGCGCAGCTGGTACCTGCCCATCGTGCCCCGCCGGTGCGACCACTTCCGCATCCGCATGGAGGGCGTGGGCGGGTGCCGGGTGTACTCGCTGACGAGGGAGGTCTACACCGGCAGCGAGCTTCGCTGATGAGAGGAGCGACGATATGGCAAGCAGATTTTCTTATGAGGACTTTCAGCGGGAGCTGAACAGCTCCGGGCTGGGGGGACAGTTCTCCCAGGCGGATCTGAGGCTGGCCCAGGCCAACCCCGACGCAGGGATGAGCATCCTCAAGTACAAAAAGGACTACCAGTCCGCCTCCACCGACGAGGCCAGGGCGCTGGCCAACCTGGGGGCAGAGCAGGTGCGCAGCAGCTGGGGCGGATACACCGGCGGGGGCAGCGGCGGGAGCTTCCACCTGGACCCGGTTTCCCCCAATGATTTCTCCTTCGGCGTGGCGCCCACCTATTCCAGCAGCTGGACGGGGGAAATTAAGAACCTGTACGACCAGCAGAAGAACCGGGGGGAGTACGCCTACTCCGGCGTGAAGCCCACGTACAACAACCGCTATGACGCCACCATCCAGGACCTGCTGGGGCAGATCGTCAACCGGGAGGCGTTCTCCTATGACCCGGAAACGGATCCACTTTACAGCCAATACCGCAAGCAGTACACCCGGGAGGGCCAGAGGGCTGCGGCGGACGCCCTGGGGGCCGCGGCGGCGGCCAGCGGGGGCATCCCCTCCAGCTATGCGGCCACGGCGGCGGGGCAGGCGGGGGACTACTACGCGTCCAGGCTGACGGACAAAATCCCGGAGCTCCAGCAGCTGGCCTACAGCCAGTACATGAACGACCACAGCATGAAGCTCAGCGACCTGGGGGCGGTGCAGGGGGCCGAGCAGAGCGACTATCAGAAGTACCTCAACGACCTGAGCCAGTACAACACCGACCGGAGCTTTGACTACGGGGTGTGGAGCGACGCCCGGCAGCGGGCGGCCAACGACCTGCAGACGGCCATAGGGTTGGAACAGCTGGACTACCAGAAGTACCGGGACCAGCTCAGCCAATACAACACCGACCGGGAGTTCAGCTACGCCCAGCTGCTGGACGAGATCGGCCAGCAGACCCAGCTGCGCGGCGAGGCGCTGGACAAGGCCCAGCTGGCGGCGGGGTACGGGGACCACTCCTTCCTCAACCAGATGGGCATCAACACGGACAGGGATCCGGCTGAGTGGGAGCGGCAGTACAACCTGGCGGTGCTGGCGGCCCAGTACGGGGACTACTCGGGGCTGAAGGCCCTGGGGGTCCAGCCCGACGCCAGCGGGCTCTACCAGTTCAACCTGGCCGCGTCCGGCGGGAACCGGGCCGGGGGCGGCTCCGGCGGATCCTACCGGGGGTCCTCCGGGGGCGGCTCGGCGCAGGACTACGAGGGCCTGTTCCAGGCGGCGCTGGCCAGCGGACACGCCAAGAGCTTCATTTCCAACAACTACAAGAAGTATGGATTCACTTCCAGCTCCGGGCTGTTCAATGATTACCAGGACTGGGAGTCCGAGGGGGGCGCCGGGACCGCCCAAGGCGGCGGGGTAGGGACAACTGAGTTTGAGCCGATCCACGGCGGGCTGAACAGTGTGGAAGCCGCCCTCCAAAGGCTGCGGGGAAAATTTCCGCTGCTGGGGAAAACAAAGGCGGGAAGCAGATCGTGAGAAGAACGGAAAACAGCGCCACGTCAAGGCTCGGCGTGGCGCTGTTCGATCTCATTTTCGATATGGGCGACAAGCTGGCTGGGGCGCATATCAAGGGCCGTGGCGATCTTCCAGAGGGTTTCAAAGTTGGCCTGTTTATCGCCGTTTTCTATCATGGTCAGGTGTGTCCGGGCGATCCCAGCCAGACCACTGAGCACATCCTGGGACAAGCCCCTTTGGTTCCTGAGACTGCGGATGGTGATCCCGACCGCGCGGTTGTCAAATTGCACCATATCACCCCGTTTCCACCATAGTGTATGGGGAAACAGGGAAATTATAGTCTGCGAAGATAGACATACGGGGATATTTTTGTTATAATACGTGGTATCTTTGCGGTGGAGGGATGTGCTTATGTTGGAGCGGAATTGTGCCTTTACCGGGCATCGGCCTCAAAAGTTCCCGTGGAGGCATGACGAAACGGCCCCAGGATGCGTGAGGCTGAAACAGGCGCTTGACGCGGAGATTCAACGGTTGACAGAAGCCGGGTACACCGGGTTCCTGTCCGGGATGGCGGAGGGGACGGACACCTGGGCGGCGTTGTCCGTGCTGGCCCTGCGGGAGAAAAGGCCGGGGATTAAGCTTCATTGCGTCCTGCCCTGCGAGGGACAGGATGCGGGATGGTCGGAAACTGCGCGGAGACTGTACCGCTCGATCCTGGAACGGGCGGATCATGTCACGTATGTGAACCGGGAATACCACAAAGGCTGTATGCTGGAGCGCAACCGCTATTTGGTGGAGCACGCGTCCTGTCTGCTGGCGGTCTACAACGGGGAGCGGCGGGGAGGGACGGCGGCAACGGTACGGTATGCCCGGAAACTGGGGCGGGAGATCGTGCTGATAGGCCCGGAGGTCTGGACATAGGAAACGGCGGGCAGGGCGGAAAAAGGGGCCCCTGCGCGAGCCCAGCGAAGCGGGTCGCGTGGGGAGAGGAGGCACAGCGGAGCGGACGAGCTTTCCCCGACAGGGGGAAGTGAGTGAGCGCAGCTTGTGCCGACGAGGAGCAGGGGTACAGCGAGGGCGAGGCCACCGGTCTGGCCGTGCGGGATCAGGCGCTGAGCATGGGGCTGGACTTTGCAGGCGGGTTTATTTCCGGAGGCGTGATGTCGGGCGTTGAAGGAGGTATCCATACCGTCATGGGGAGGAGAAACGCCGCGCAGAATCAGCAGAACGCCGCCGCAGAGGGGCCTACAGACGGCGCTACACCGTCCGCGACAGCCCAGAGTACGATTACCCATCCAACGGCGGAGAACACCGTACAGGGCCCTCAGAGCGCCGCAGAGGGGCAGGCACAGCAGGGGCAGATGCAGCAGGGGCGGGGGGAGACACCTTCCCCCGCCCCGGGCAACGCTGCCGTTCAGGCAGACCCCACTGTCAACACGGCGCAGAGCCAGCAGGGCACCCAGGAGGGGAAGCAGTACCGGCCGGAGAGCATCCGGCAGACGCTGGATATGTTGAGCGAGTCCTACCGCATGGGCTACGCCAGCGAGGAGGAGTTCAACGAAGGACTGAAGGCCATACAGGAGCAGGCGGGGCTGGCCGGACGGGAGATGCTGGACGGCATCGACATCGCCGGGCCAGTCCGGAGCGCGGAGGAAAGGAGCGCCGACAATGGAGCAGCGGAATTTGACAGGACAACAGCCGGGGCAGAGCCAGCCCAAGGCGGGCAGCAGCTATCTGATGGAGATGGAGGACGGCTTTCTGGTTCGGGTGCCAGCGGACAGGATGGAGGCATGGCGGCAGGCGGATCACGAGGCTCCGCTGACGCCGCAAGAGCAGCGATTGAAAGACAGAATCTTGGCCGAACTCTTGGGCTCCAGCCGGTAAGCGGACGGGAGCTGGGGGTGTCCGGCGGGACGGACGCCAAGACGGCGATAGTGCTGCCGTAAAGGGGCCCCCGCAAAGCCGGTCTTTGGCTTTGTGGGGAGAGGAGGCACAGCGGAGCGGACGAGCTTTCCCCGACAGGGGGAAGCGAGTGAGCGCAGCTTGTGCCGACGAGGGACGGGGAGCTGCGGACCATTGCCCGGAATGTGCGGCGGGACACCGGACTTCCCGTGCGCTTCGTGCTTGGGAGCATCGAGATCGCCCACAGCGACGGCACGGCGGGCCGGGTGCGGGGCGTGTACAATGAGAGCGGCATCATCGTCCAGGCAGACCAAATGAAGGCCACGCCCGGCCAGATCGCGGAGCACGAGGTGTTCCACCACTACGCCCGGCAGGATCCCGGCCTGGTCCAGGCGGTGAAGGAGGCCGTGGTGGAACAGGTTGGTGCGGAGAACCTGGACCAGATGGTGGACGCCTACATCAGGAAGCTCAGAGGGGCGGTGGATACGGATTCCGAGCAGGCCTACATGGATATGCTCAACGAGGTGTTCGCCGACGCCTTCGCGGGCATCAACGCCTTTGGGGCCAACGCGCCGCAGATCCAGGAGCCGGTGCTCCAGACGCTGGAGGGCCGGGGCGCGGTCGAGGCCCGGGGCCGGGAGAACGCCCGGGCCACGGACCAGCGGACAGGTCCGCCCGAGGAGCGGTTCAGCTATGAGGGCAGGACCGAGGATGGCATTGAGGTCTATGAAACCAGCGAGGAGGTCAAGAGGCTATCGCGTAAGGAGCGTATTGAAGCGTTTCTGGATATCATGCGCGGGGAATACAGGGGCCGGACCGCCAGGTTCAGGGCAAGCGACGGCGAGGTTTACTATGCGAAATTCGATGAAAATGATCTTCGGAAAAATGTGTTCGGCGATAAACGTTCCACCAAGCGCGGCTGGATGGCTAAGATCAGCACGGGCGCGGACGGTAATATCTTTGAACTGGTGGAGAACGCGCAGCATATTGGCAGCAGGGCCGAGAGCGGAAAAACAACAAGGGCGCACAAAGGTGTGTCCGGCTGGGAGTATTTTGTAAAGACCGTTCAAATTGACGGACAGGTATATGACCTGCTGGCCAATGTACGAAAAAAGCCAGGTGGAGAATATGTATACTCCATCCAGCTCAATGAAAGCAAAAGTAAGGCATCAGCGCCGCCCCTCGCGCCTGCCTACACCGGCGAAAACTCGTCGGATGGCTACACTCAAAATGGGGTGCCCACTGATGCTGAGGATAGTGTACCACAGGCCGGGGGAACTGTCAAGGGCCCGCGCCGTCTGCTGCTGCCCACGCTGCCCACCGGGACACAGGGGTCGGTGACGCTGCCCGATGGGAGCGAGCTGTTCGAGCCGTTGGGGACAAAAGGGGACACGGGCGGACAGGAGCGGTATTCAGCGGACGACGGGCTGATCTCGCCGCCTACCTACGCGGAGGTGCTGGAGCGGAAGGCGCGGGAGAGGGCGGAGCAGGAGGCCGGGCAACGGGAGCGGAGGGCCGATATTTTTGAGGCACTGCCCATCCCGGCAAAGGAGGAAATCAAAAAAGTCGAACGCGGGCTGGCTTCCAAGCTGGCCGATCTGCTGGGTGTGCCCAGAATTGCCCAGCGGGAGTTCCTGCGGGACATCGCGCGGGAAATCTCCCTAGAAATTTTAGACCGGGGCCAAGTGACCCGGGAAACTAAAGATCAAATCTTTGAACGGGCATATGAGCAGAGCGCCCAGTCAACGCGGGAATATTTCGACAAATTCAACCACATCCGGGATTATCTGCGTTCTACGCCCATGGTCGTGGATGAAGATACGCGGTGGGCGGTCACGGATTACACAGATTGGCGCTTTACCACAAGTACCATCCGCAACCTTCAGAAAAGCGGAATACTGCGGCTGGTGAGCGAAGGCGGCAGCGGCGTGGATACCGTATTCATGGAGTTGCAGCGCATGGCACCCGACCTGTTCCCGGAGGACATCACCCGCCCGGAGGATCAACTGCGGTACATTATGGAAACGGCTCAAGACCTACGAACCGCCGAGCAGTCGTTGAGTGAGTATTACAGCAAAGACGCGGACAAATACAAGCACCGGGCCTGGCAGAGCTTGGACGAAACGGTTTCCAATGCTTTAAGCGAGCTCAGACAGGCGAAAAAACGTTCGGATGAGCGGATCGCATGGGCAAAGGAGAAGGAGGCAACGGTTGAACAGCATGGGGCGGCTTCCGCCGCAGACGAGGCACCCAGGCCGGGGGCGGAGCGGCCCGCCAGGGACGCCGAGCAAGCGGCCCAACAAAGAGCCGAGCTAGAAAAGTCGCTCCCAGCCAAGGCACGGGGATATTTGAACCGGGCGGAGCGGCGGCTGATCAGCCGGATCGGCACGGTGCTGGATGTGCCGAGGTCCGCCCAGCGGGAGTTCCTGCGGGACATCGTGCGGGATATCTCCGTGGAATACCTGAGCCGCGGCAAGGTGCCCCGGGAGCTGCGCAACGAGCTATTTGAGCGGGCCTATGAGCAGGGTGTCCAGGTGGACCGGGAGTATTACGACAATTATAAGCATGTGCGGGACTATCTGCGCTCCACGCCCATCCAGGCGAGCGAGCAGGTGAAGGGCGACATCACGGACTACGGCGCGTGGAGAAGGGGCGCGTTCGGCACGCTGCGGCTGGTGAACAGCGGCGGCATCGGCGTGGACACGGCCTACATGGAACTACGGGACATGGCCCCCGGACTGTTCCCGGAGGACGTCACCCACCCGGCGGACCAGCTGCGGCACATCCTGGAGACCGCCAAGGGCATCCGTGTGGCAAAGCAGAGCCTGGACGAGTACTACGGGCCTGACGCGGAGGAGTTCCGGAACCTGGCCTGGAGGGACTTCGACGAGGCCATGTCGGACGCGGTGGGCGAGCTGCGCCGGGTGAAGCGGTATGCGGAGGAGCGGGAGGCACAGGAGAAGGCGCGGAGCAAACAGGCGGAGCGCGAGATCGAGGTGCCAAAGACGACAGCGGAGGTGGCGGCGCTATACGGCGAAGTGAAGAAAAGCCAGCAGCGCTATCAGACGGTGCTCTCCGAACATATCCTCACCTCGGACGATCAGGCCCAGATCGGAAAGCTGCTGCGGGGCGAATTGGAGTTGCGGCAGATCAATCCCGGACAGTACAATACTGAGGGCATCCGGGCGGTGTACGAGGTCAAAAAGGAGTACGAAAACATCGCCGGACGCATCCGGGAGTGGAACGACCAGCGCAAGGGGGCGCTGCGGGCCCAGGCGGACGGATTTTTGGTAAACGCCGTCCAGTGGAAGGACAAAAAGGCGGGCATCCTCTATTCCAGGGAGACCATGGAGCGGAACATCCGGGACATCGTGCCCGACGCCGATCAGGCCGACCAGATCAACCGGACCTATTTCCAGCCGGTGCATCAGGCGGCGGCGGAGTCCAACCGGATGAAAAACCAATACCGGGACCGGGTGCGGAAGCTGGAGCTGTCCCGGAAGCCGGCCAAGGGGGACGCGGTGAGCGAGGCCCATGCGGTGCAGCTGCTGGGGGAGGCGGAGGACAACATCCGGATCCTGGAGAAGGACGGGAGCAAGACGCGGGACGGCAAGACCCTCCAGGAGTGGCAGGCCGCGATCGCCGAGCTATGGGCAAGCAGCCCCAGCCTGGACCAGGGGAAGATCCGGGGAGCGGTGAAGGAGTTCCGCACCATCTATGACGAGCTGTTCCAGCAGATGAACGAGACGCGGGTGCGCAACGGCTACGAGCCGGTGAACTACCGCCAGGGGTATTTCCCCCATTTCCAGCCCGGCGAGGAGGGCATGATGGCCCAGTTCGGGCGGGCGCTGGGCATCAACACGGCGGTGAACAGCCTGCCCACCACCATCAACGGCCTGACCCACAACTTCAAGCCGGGCATCCAGTGGTTCGGCAACGCCCAGGAGCGGCTGGGGTTCAACACAGCCTACGACGCGGTGGAGGGCTTCGACCGCTACATCGAGGGCGTGGCGGACGTGGTCCATCAGACGGATAACATCCAGCGTCTGCGGGCGTTGGCGGCCCAGATCCGGGAGCGGACCACCCCCGATTCGGTCCGGGAGCAGATCGAGAGCGTGAGGGCCAATGACAGCATGACGGAGGAGGAGAAGGCGGAGCAGATCCGCGAACTCCGGGAAAAGGGTCAGTTCGCCCTAAACAATTTCGTGGTGGAGCTGGACGAGTACACAAATCTGCTGGCCAACAAGAAAAGCCGCGCGGATCGGAA